TCAGGCAGGGACGGGAAGGGCGATGTTATGGTACACCGGCCAGCTAAAGCAGAAGCGCGCGCCGCCGAGCTCGCTCTCTTCGCAATGCACCGTGCCGCCCATCGCCTGCGCGATAGAATAGACAATCGCCAGCCCCAGGCCGCATCCGCCGGTGGCGCGATCGCGGCTGGGGTCGAGGCGGACAAATGGTTCAAACACGGTTTCTCGCGCTTCCGGGGCGATCCCCGGCCCGTCATCCTCCACCGTCAGGCTGGCCTGATTGCCCTGCAAATCCAGCCCGATCTGTAGCGTACTTTCGCTGTAGCGCATGGCGTTGTTCATCAGATTGTCCAGCACGCGCTCCATCAGGCGCATATCGAGCGCGCCGTAATCACCCGGCGTGACGCGTGTTAACAGCGTGCGCTGCGGGTTCACGCTCTGAACGTCATCGATGTGGGTTTGCAGCCAGGCGGGCAGGTCCGGCGTGCTGAGGTTCAGCTCGTTTTGCGGGCGATCGAGGCGCGCATAGGTCAGCAGCTCCTCAATCAGCCCTTCAAGCTGGCCAATATCGCGGTTAAGTGCCTGAGACTCCGCTTCCGTCAGATTCTCGCTCATCTCCAGACGATAGCGCAGGCGAACCAGCGGCGTGCGCAGCTCGTGGGCAATCCCGTCGATCAGCTGCTTTTTACTGGCGATCAGGGCATTGATGTTATCGGCCATCTGGTTAAAGGCCACGCCCAGACGTTCAAAACTGGAACCGCTGTCGAAGTGAATGCGTTCGGTAAAATGCCCTTCGCCAAAACGCTGCGCGGCGGATTCCAGCTTCAGCATGTCCTGCCAGTGCGGGCGCATCCAGATAAAGACCGGAAACGCGAGCGAAATGGCGATAAAGGCCATCAGCGCCATGTCCAGCAGACGCATCTGGTGCAGATAATAGAGATAGGGTACCGGCCCGACGGCCAGCACGTAATGGCTGCGCGGAATGCGCTGGATAAAGGTGTATTTCTCGTCCAGCGCGACGATGTCCCCGTCGCGCAAGCGCTGCATGGCGGGCGGGTCCAGCTCAAAATCTTTTAACGGCTCGATGCGTAAATCGAACGACAGGTTCAGATCCAGCTCTTTGAGGGTTTTCGCCCAGTCGTGCGGCGGGATCTCTCTCAGCTCGCTGCGCATCAGATAGAGCGAGCTTTTCATCAGATCGTCCAGCGACTGCCTGCCCGCACGTTCGGCGGTGAATTTATAGACCAGCCCGACCAGCATGGTCATGACCAGGAAGCAGACAAACAGCAAAAGATAAAACTGCACAAACAGCTTTTTCATTAAATATCACCGGGAAATCAAGTAATTAACTACTTTTTTTTTACCTTCAGGGGCACTATAGGGGCATTTGCATATCCGCCAAAGCGCTGATTCAAAAATGATACCTGATCGCTATCGAGAGCATTTATCCACGCAGAGTATACATGGAAGACCATCTCTGCATTCTCATGACCCATCTGATTCGCTATAAAAGCAGGATTAGCACCTGCCGACAACATCCAGCACGCATATGTATGACGCAGCTGATAGGGGCGTCTGCGGCGAATTCCCGATCGTCTTACCGTAATATCCCATAATGACACAATTGAACTGACTGAATAGTACGCAGCTTGCTTGCCTTTCTGGGGGCGAGGCATAAACACAAAGTGCAGCTTTTGCGTTTCCGATTTTCCGAACTCCCGGTGGTGAAAAGTGATTGGTACTTTAGGGGCACTCCCCGTAAGCTCCTTTTGAGCTCGCAAAGCCTCCAGAGCCGGCTCCAGTAACTTTATAGTCCGATATCCAGCTTCGGTTTTAGGTGGTCCAAAAAAGCCTTCCTGAGTTAGATTGCGTGCAATCGTAGCTTCGCCGGAATTAAGATCGATATCTTCCCATGCAAGAGCGCAAAGCTCCCCAGGCCGAACACCGGTGTAAGCAAAAAATTGCCACATGTTTTTCTGCTGAGTCGGAGCAGTCTCTTTCAACTGCTCAAATTCATGTCTCAGCAGTGGATCGGGTTTTGTTTGCCCTTTGCGAAGCCTTTTTATCCCGACATATGGTTGATATGAAATGACTTTATTTTTGACCGCATAGTCGAGGATTTGTCGCAGGATGGCCAGATAATAATCTACTGTTCTAACGGCGCGGCCGGTTTTATTTCTCCTCTTTTCGGGAGCATAGTTAGTCTCGCCAGTCAGTAATTCCTTTCTCCAGCCCAGAATGTCGCTGTTGGTGATGGATGCAACCAGCGTTTCAGGGCCGATTAGTTTTGTTAATGTTCTTACAGCTATCCCATAGCTTCTTGTGGCATTTGGTGAGAGATCGATTTTATGGTTTTCATACCAGGTTGATGCAAGTTCGGCGAACGTCGTAATGTTTTTAGATGTATAAAACTTTGATGCCACCTTTGACTCCGGGAACATGCCCCGGTAGTCAAAAGTTCCCAGCTGAATCTCGCTTACAATTTTGGCCCTTAGATTCCCGGCTTTTTTGAGATTCGATGCATTTACGATCCATCCTTTCAATGTTTCTCGACATCTAACGCCCTGAAACTTGAAACTTATTCGTATCTTATTGTTGTGGATCTCAACACCCGTTGGCATTGCAGCCATTATGCCTCCTTCACAAACCTGTTAATGTTTGGGATGTTGTACCAGACAAGTCCTCGTTCTTCGGAGCTGCTTCCATCCAATGGGATTCTCTTAAAATGAACACCTTCTACCCAGGAGGTTTGGCGATAGCTTTTAATCTGACGATCTGTAAGGCCTGTCTTCTCTTTTAGTTTTGAAGCAACGCCCCATTCTGAATCGTAAATTACCTGCGACATGGTTCACCTCAGGTAACCGGCATGAGTATAGATATGCCGGTCTTTAGTCGTTGATATTTCAGTTTCAGTTTGCCTGGCCGGGCAGGGAACGCAGTCGGCGCATGCCGGTCATTGCTGTGGCCACGTAGCTTGCCTTGCAGTTGACCACTTCAACCCAGACCTTCACGCCTTCCACTCTTACCGTATAGGTCTCTTTCATCTTGCTGCGCCCATAGTCACCATATCTTTGCTGGTGGGCTGCGAGTGCGATTTCACATGCCTGGCGAGCCAAAGGGGATTGCTTACTGCCTCGATTAATCAGTCGCATTTCTTCTCCTGAGGGAGGGTTTCCCCTCCCGATCTCGTTAGTCCACGTATTCCGGTTTCATATCCGCCAGGGTGATGCTGAACTGACCATGCAATTCGTCGCCCAGATGGCGTTTAGACGATGCAAGAACGCGCTCTACCTCTGCGAACCGCGCAGCTGCATTGGGGTCATCTGAAGGTGGCAAGGAATTGATGGCTGCTTCGACTTTGTTCCGTGCATCAACCAGGTAATAACGCTTCACGGCCTTGTTTTTCAGCTCAGTGAACAGGGCAGAACCCAGCGTTGCTTTCACGGTTTCAATATCTGCGCGCAGAGCTTTAGCGCTATCCACATCCTGAGCCGCCTCAATGCGGTCACGAAAATCATCAGCAAGTGCATCGATGTTTTGAGCTGATTCCTGAGCCGTTTGAGTGGTAGTGACATTGTCACCTGAAATGTCTGCAAGGCTAACGTGCTGCGCCGGTGCTGGGTTTACCTCTCGTTCTTCACGGCGATCATCCAGTTCATCCGGGGTGTAGACGCCCAGAATCACATCCGGGCAGAACAGTCTCGCCCAACGTTTGACGGCTAGATATGCCAGCTGCTGGCGAGGGTCATCAGCCCACAGGGTAGAGTTTCTGGTGCGGGCCTGAGCCAGCAGTAAATCAAGTTCCCTCGGCTGCTCTTCGCCTTTCAGGGTTGCGCGGATAATGATGCCGATCCCGGCTTCGTCAGCCAGGGTCCAACCCGGAACGCGGTACTCGCCTTTGTCGCCTTTACGGATATTGAATTTTCCAACGACCTTTTCCCATGGCCCGTACCATTCATACTCAAAGCGGCTGGCCAGCACACCGCTTCGTGAAATGACGGCATTAACCAGCTGCGCTTCATACCCGAGCACACCGTTAATCAGGTGCGTCTTCTGCGCCACGGCAAAGGGATTCATCTGCCACTGAGCCGCTTGCATCGCTACAGCCATGCAGTCGGCCTGATTGCCCTGCAGGTGCTTAGGAACAGTAGCGGTGCCCTGGGCCATAATCTGCGCGAACGTGCTGATGGCGTTCAGATACTGGGAATCGAACAAAGCCACGTTGGAGTTAATAACGGTGTTCTGGTCAGCAACGGTAACGTTAGTGTTATGCATAAATCCCCCTTAAGCCTGAGCGCGCAGCGCTTCGAGGCGGCGCAGGTCGAAGTCGTTCAGTTCATCGGTGTAATCGGTAGTGATCGGCGCTGGCCAGTCGCCCGTGTCGAAACCTGTGGCGATGGCGCGCATTGTTTTGCGGTACTCGAGCATGCCCAGTTCCAGCAGTTCGGTGGATGCCTCAATGATGGCGATCCAGTGGTAGTTCTCGTCTTTGTTGACGAAAATCCAGAAGAACTGATCCAGCGCCGCGGTCTCGCAATACATAGCCGCGCTGAGGTGATAGTCACGGTCTATGATTTCCCGGTGCAGCCTGGCGCGCAGGCTTTCCTGCTTCACATTCCACATGCTGATGGTTTTCAGGTCAGCACCGATGCGCACGCCGTCCAGTTCAATCTCGAGGTCAGGGCGTACACGCACTTCTAATCCGGTTTCGTCGTCGAAACCGAAATAGCTCACCTCAACGGCGCGGCTTGGATGTGTCAGCAGCATGCCCGCGGTCGGGTGCGCCAGTAGTGCGGACTGAATTGCCCGCGCTGTGGCCAGTTGCTGGCGGGTAACCAGAATCTTTTCACCAGGGTTGTCGCGCCAGGCATCCAGCAGTTCGTCGGCGAATATGGCATCGGGCTTAACTGATTTAATTGTCTGGATCATATCCGCTTTGGTACCGGACACTTTCAGCGGCGTCGGTTTCTGCGCTTCTTGCGCCACCAGATCAGGATTGATGATCGCTAATTGCTCGAGTAGCGCATCACGGCTGCCGCTGGTTTTAACTGGCGCGGGCAGGGTGGCGTTGTACTCTTTAATACATGCCTTCATTGCTGTTGCTGTTTGCTTCTGGCCTTCTTCAATACGCTGGTACTCAGCAGGGAGAGCCATATAGCTTTGAGCCGTTTCTTCCAGGCTCGCGCCAAGCGGCACTGGAGCGGGAAGGGATGCGTTATGTTCTTCAAGCAACGCTTTAATCTCGTCAGCGCTTAGCAGCGCCGGTAGGCTGGCGTTGTACGCATCGATGAACTCGCGCAGAGTTGCGGTGGTGGTGAAAGCACCCTCCGGGATCTCCGGTTCTACGCTGAACTCTGCTACGAGGTTTTCCGGCTGCAATGCAAGGGCGTGCACTAGGTTTCCCATATCCAGTACTTTGGATGCTGTTCGCGGGATGGTTTTAGCCACATGGCGCGCGTTAAAGTACATCAGGCTGACGCGGGCATCTTTCACTTGGGTTGAGCTAATACCGTTTGCTGCGTGATAAACGTCATTCGGTAGGCATTCGTAGCGGCCAGGCTCGAAGTAAGCCGGGTATACAATTACCGGTTCTGCTTGCTGTTCTTCCAACTCTACGGAATCTGTCTGCGAATTAGCTGCATCAGTGCTTTCGCCCGGTGGTACCGAACCAACATCTTCGTCTTTCTCTGGCTTAACCGTTTCCATCTGCACATCGCTGATGGTCTCCGCTATTTTTTCCGTTTTTTCGACTTCATTTGAGGAGGTATTGATGACCGGTTCGGTATTTCCATCCATCAGGCCATCGATGGAGAACACGCCGCTACCGAGATTTTCAACCTGCGGTTGTTCATCTGGGGCTTTTGTCTCAACTGCATGGGTAGGCAACGGCAGTAACTCCACAGCAGAGTTAAACTCAGCCGTCATGGTTTTATTAACGAACTCAAGATGAGCCGCTGGCGTGTGATGAATGTTCTCTGGAGCGATGCGGATCAGATTGAAGATTGCCGCACGGTTCACCGCCAGTACACCCGGCTGATTACGCAAGATGGCGCTCCATGATTTCCATGGTTCTTCTTTCTTAGCCACGATTTCTTTGGCACGTCGTAATACGCTCGAAGGAATTTCGAAGTGGTGGAAGTCCATAGGCAGTAGGGCGCATGCGATCTCAAGATCGAGGGTGTCCAGAGTGTGATGCGCGCCTTCGCCGCGATCCGTTACATAGCCACCGTCGGCATTGGTACCAGAATTGCTGCGCTGAACATTACTGATGCGGTTTCCGGCAGCCCATTCGCGCGCCAGGATGCCGCGGTCAATGTAATCAGTCGCCGCCCAGATTCGGGTGAAACGGAGAACCAAAGCGAGTTCGTGGCGCTTCTCCTGGCTGAACACCTTGCGAATGGCGTCGGTATAGCGCCACAGGTCTTTGGTGTCGTAACCCTTAACCTCTTCGCAGTTTTCTCCCGCCAGCAGCAGGTTCTGGACATAGCTGTTGTCAGTGTCCATCTCCAGCGCACTGATACCTTCGTATTCTTCGCGGGTTAAGTGGTGGCGCAGTTCGTCGGCGGTGAACTGGGCGAGTAGCTGCTTGCGGAAGGGCATACGAACGACTGGATAACGAGTGGTTTCGTCATCATTCTCGTCAATCTGAATACCGTTTTCAGGTTCTGGAACCTGAACGGCTGTAACATCGGTGTCGCTGGTGCTTTCTGATTTGAGAAGAGAAAGCTTTCCGCTTCTCCACTCTTCAATTAACTGATTGCGATCGCTGACATCTGCTCTCGCCCAGTCAGCCATGAATGCAGCGATAACTTCAGCTTCGTGCGTTTCATCTTGCGCGAAGACCTGCTTTAGTGGTCATTGGTCAAAACTCGATTCCGGAAAGCTTTGGTCGGCTGACCGGGTACTTAACCCGCCTTGCGCGGGTTTTGTGCTTTTAGGGGCTGGTAACAGCCATTGGTCATAACTCGATTAAAATTTGAAAGCAGGCTGGTGGTCGTCAGCCGGTCTATATGGGTAACACTCTCCTTTTACGTGCTGTTCTTTGGCAGCTGCATCACAGCCAGCTTCGGTTTGGTATACACCGAGCATGATGTCTGAGCATTCCCCGGTGAGGGCGCAGACGGTAACGATCAGGGCAAAGAACGAGCTCATGCTTTTAGCTCTGGATTGCCTTTTTGCGCCAGTAAGTAGCAAAGCTTGCGAATCCATACTTCCGCCGCACTGAGGCGGATAGCTTGTTGTCTTGAAGGTGTTCGTGCAAAGTCGATCATTTATCTTTCCTTTTAATTCTGACTGTCGTATCGCGGTCCTAACTTCAGTGCTATTGTGGTTATTCCCGCACTCTAATGAGGGAGTTAACTGTGGAAAAAGAAGAGAAAGTCTTGTATTTAACTCGCTTAGCGGTTGATACATATAACTCTTACCGTTCTGCTCAAATCTCTTCTGGCCGGAATCTTTCTGACCCCCACGATCCGGTGGAAGAGATAGAAAAAATCTATGCAAAATTCGAAGTCTTTCTTGACCAGAAACTCTCAGAAGACGAATGGAAATAGGGTTATATGCTTCCCCAGCTAGACCTATTTCTCCAGAGTGAGCTGTTGCAATGTGCATAAAGCTCACTCTTTCTTATGACCGTGTCATCCACAATTTTTCCCCCTATATGCGCCTGTAACGCTGGCCAGCGGAACGTTTACACCTGATGCGCGTTAATCTCTCCACCTCATCCGACTATTACAGGGTTGAGTGATTCGCATGTTTCTGATGCGCTCAAATCTCTCGCAGAACGCAAAATCATCTTCAGTCAAAAGCAGGGAGTGATGAAAACTGTCGGTATAAATACTGACCTTTCTGCCTGGATTTTAGACAAACCGAAAACGGGAAAAGTCTTCCCGAAATCGGGAAAAGTGTTACCGAAAACGGGAAAAGTCTTCCCGGAAACGGTAGACACCCAAGACTATAACAAGAACAATATTAAAATATCCTCGTCTCGGAATTCTGCCGAATCCCGAAACCAGAAAACTCAAAAGTTTCTCTCACGCCATCCAGAAGCTGCCGCCGGGATATACACCCCGGCAGGTAAATCATGGGGATCCGCTGACGACCTCAAGGCCGCTCGCTGGATTTACGACAGGCTTCTCACCGTCAACGCATCGCTATCAGAGCCAAACTGGGCTGAATGGGCAAACACCATCAGGCTGATGCGTGTCCAGGACAAGCGTACTCACTACGAAATTTGTGACCTGTTCCAGTGGGCTAACCGGGACGAATTCTGGAAAGACAACATCCTGAGCCCTTCGAGTCTGCGCAAGCAGTGGGATCAGCTCACCACCAAGCGGCTGCGCGCAACCGGAGCGGCAAATCCATCCCGGGGCGGCATTGACCTGCATAACACCGACTGGATTGACGGGGTGCTGGAATGAAAAACCTTGCCGAGAGCATTCGCAGTTTTGACCGGGACCAGGCTCGCCGCGTGGCGCACAATATGCCTGAGCAGTACACAGAGCGCGAACAAACGCAGCAGGTGGCACAGATCATCAACGGGCTGTTCGTACAGCTGGCCGCCGCGTTCCCCGCAAGCCTGGTTAATCGCAGCCAGGAAGACGTGAATGAGATCCGCCGGCAGTGGGTGCTGGCCTTCAAAGAAAATGGGATCACAACCATGGAGCAGGTCGAAGCCGGCATGCGCATGGTACGCCGACAGGAGCGTCCATTTCTGCCTTCGCCAGGTCAGTTCATCAAGTGGTGCAGGGAAGGGCGTTGTGTGCTGGGGATCACCACTGCTGACGTCATGGCTGAATACTGGAAGTGGCGCAAGCTGGTGTTCCGGTATCCGAGCAGTGAGCAGTATCCCTGGCCTAAACCCATTTACTATCACATCTGCCTCGAGCTGCGGCGCCGGGGAACTGATGGTCAACTGTGTCACAAAGAACTCGAGCATGAAGCCGGCGACATTCTGGATATGTGGGAAAAGCGGGTGCTGGCCGGGAAACCAATCCCGCCTGTTCGTCGTGCGTTGGCAGCACCAGTGGCTCCGAGGGGGCCAACGCCAGCTGAACTTCTGAAGGCTAAATATGCGCGCCTAAAAGATGAAGGGAGAGTTTAA